ATCGCCGAGCTGTTGGGCTCCGCTCAGGACGCTGCGGCATGAGCCAGGACCACGTCGAACTGGAAGTGCGCCCGGTGTCCGAACCGGTGGCGGTGGCCGGCTGGTATCTGGCCTATGGGTACGGGATCAAGCCGCTGGTGCTGTACGCCACCCGTGGCACGCGCGTGTGGCGCGATGGCATGCGCCAGATCCCGATCACCCGCTATGCCGGCCCGATCCCGGAGCTGCGCTGATGTGGTCGAAGGCGCCGCCGCCGACCAGGGAAGAAGCAGCCCGAATCGAGCTGGCCAAGACGGGGCCGTGCATGGCCTGTCTGGTCCGTTACTCGCAAGGGCTGATGGCGCAGCGCTATGTGGTCTACGGCTGCGAGTACAACCACGCCAAATCAGGCGACCGGAGGCGCGGCCACTTCTTCGGGTACGCGCTGTGTCAGTGGCACCACCAGCGCTATCTGAGAGAGGGCATGACCGAGCAGCAGATGGTGGAGCGGTGGGGGCCGCCGTTGCATTACTCGAAGAAGTTCCACGAGGCGTTTGGGTCGGACGACGACCTGATCGCACAGCAGACCTACATCAACGAACTGAGGGCGGCAGCTTGAAGAAGACGAAGGCCATTGCGCCGAGGATCAACCCCCAGCGTGCGCCACGCGAGCGGCGGATGGATCACAACACGGTATCTCGGCCGAAGCGGGTTAAGCCCGGCGCGATCGCCAAGGGCCAGGCCGAGACGGTGGAGCAGTTCGAGGCCCGCGGCGGGCAGGTGCAGCGCCTGACGGCCAGCTGGGAGAAATACTATGCAGGTTGATGCCTTCGGGGCCTACGTCCGCGCTGAACTCGAGCACTGGGGGCGTGAGTACGCACTTCATCGGGATTGTGACTACCTGGGGCACCAGTCGCAAAGTCTGATTTCCGTCTTGATCGCCAACAAAGGCGATATGCCAAGCAGGCAGAGAGGATACAAACCGCTGGAATCTGATAGTCGCGCGCAGCTGATCGAGGATGTTGTCGCCAGCATTGCTGGCGACAACGTGGCAATGGCCTGTGCTTTACGTGCTTACCACTGTGGGCAGGGGCGCAGAAAAGTGGAGCGCTTTGAAACTGCGATCTTGCTTCTGACCAATTGCGGAGAACGTGCCATCTCGAACCGGCAATATCTCAATCTTGTGGAGCTGGGTTTTCAGAGAGTGAGGGGGCGGTTGGAGGGCCTTTCGCACGCTGCTTAGGCTGTTGCTTGTTCCCGGCCCTTGAGAGCAGCTGAACAGCTCTGATTACCTCAGCATCGTCTCTCATGGCCGCAGACAGGCGATCTGCAGTTTCGAACAAGACGGTACGAATCGCCTGAGCGTACTCAAGGCACGTTTCGTCATCCAAAGCATGTATGCCCTCGCTGAGGGCGGTGTGCAACAGCGCTATTGGATTTTGGCCTCTGATGCTGAGCGACGATGGCAGCGCGTGCTTGATTGCCTCCATTGATTTGCTGAACTGAGTCTCTTCCGCCGCCCGCTCTAGATCCGCGATTACCTCGTCGCCGGGGGATACGGCCTTTAGCACCCTGATCATCTCGCGGAAAATCCGGCTTTTCTGGTTCTCTATCACGCGGCGATAGTACGCAAACGCTCCCACGCCTAGTCCTTGGGCTTCGCATCGGCGACCTTTAAAGAACAAGTCACGATCATCTCCGATCAAACTGGAGGCTCGAGACGGAGTGGGAGGGCCAAATGCCGGGACCTCACCAATTTTAATCAATGAGAATGTATCTCCTTGTATTCGCTTTACTACCAACGCGTAGACCTTTGAGGATTTCCCGCAGTCGCGACAGTTGTAGCAGACGAATGATGACCAATGGGTAGAGCCCGACTGTAGGTTGTGCAATGTAGTCTTGTCAGTTGTATCAAACCAACGGTCACCGCCGCATTCTTCGCTCCAACAATGCAGCCTGATCTTAGGAAACTCTACAACGGGGTCGCGATATCCAAGGCCCACAATGGCTGTTGTGCGGACGCCTACTGGCACGACTTCTTCAGTCCCGGGCGGGGTGTTCTCAAGGAACTCGCGTAGACTCGTATTCACAGAATCGCTCGTATTGGTCGAAACTCTAAAATACCTCTTGACGGGTGCACACCTCTACCGTAGATTTTCATCCACGATGACATAGAAGCCTCCGGCGTAAGCCGGGGGCTTTTCTTTTTTGGAGGCGTCATGCCACAGATCACCCCCCAACAGGCTGGCGGCGTGAACGTCGTGGCCTTCCTCGACATGCTGGCTTGGTCCGAAGGTACGGACAACGGCAAGCAGGCCACCAAGGACCGCGGCTATGACGTGATCGTTGGCGGGCAGTTGTTCAAGGGCTACGCCGACCATCCGCGCGTGCTGGTGGATCTGCCCAAGCTCAAGATCCAGTCCACCGCTGCCGGCCGCTATCAGCTGCTGCGCCGCTATTACGACGCCTATAAGAAGACGCTTGGCCTGAAGGACTTCACTCCCCTGAGCCAAGATCTGATCGCGCTGCAGCAGATCCGCGAGCGCCGCGCGCTGCCGCTGATTCAGGCGGGCAAGATCCCGGAGGCTATCAAGGCGGTCAGCAACATCTGGGCGAGCCTGCCCGGCGCTGGCTACGGCCAGCACGAACAGAAGCTTGCCGACCTGTTGGCCGTGTACCGCAAGGCCGGCGGGACGGTAGCGCCATGATCGGGGTTGACGTGGACTGGCAGGCAATTGGCACGGCAGTTGGCGGCTTGATGGTTGGCGCCGGCGGCGTAGCGCTGTGGTGGCGCAAGCAGTTCGTAGAGACAGCCAGGGAAGGGGCTGAGGTCAACGTGATCCAGCTGATGCGCGAGGAAGTGACCCGGCTGGGCGAACGGGTTGGCCGCATGGAAGCCAGGGAGCTTCGGCTCATTCGCCACATCTACCGCCTCGAAGGGCTGATGCGTGCGGCGGGATTGGAGCCACCGCCGTTCGATCCGGACAGCGACACGATCAGGGCAGGAGGATCAGAGTGAACCGCTTAGCCATCGCAGGCGTTGCCTTCGTCCTATGGTCCGGTGCCATGGTCGGCGTTGGCTGGACCTGGCGCAGTGATCGGGCAGAGGGCAGGGAGGCCACCCAGCGCGCCGCCGACGCCGAGGCGGTCGCCGCGCAGGTCAACCAGACCCGTGCCACCGAGCATGCCCAGGCCGAGACACTGGCCACCATTGGAGCAAAGCATGAAGAAGACCGAACTGCGGCCGCGACCGTCCCTGCTGCTGTTGTGGCTGACCTGCGCGCTGGTCGTCTCCAGTTGCGCGACGACCTCGCCACCTGTAGCACCAGCCTCCTGTCCCAAGCCGTCGCCGGCGCCGTCGAACGTGATGCGCACGCCGAACTACGAGCAGAGGTTGCGGGAGCTGCTGTTCAAATCGGCCGGGACGCCGACGACCACGTCCGCGCCAGCCAAGAAGTGATCGTGGCGGACCGGCAACCGGTGACGCAGTGAACCGCCGAGTGCTCGCGCTGGGTCGGCTGAAGACCGGCGAGATGAACAAGACCGAGGCTGCATATGCCGAGCGGCTGCGCGCGCTGCAGTCTGAAGGTGAGGTCCAGTGGCACCGGTTCGAGGGCCTGAAGCTGCGCCTGGCCGACAACACGTTCTACACCCCGGACTTTGCAGTCATGGCCGCCGATGGCGTCATGGAGTGCCACGAGGTCAAGGGCCACTGGCAGGACGATGCCCGAGCCAAGATCAAGATCGCAGCGGCCATGTACCCATTCCGCTTCATCGCGGTGAAGGCCAAGCCCAAGCGGGATGGCGGTGGCTGGGCAGTGGAGGAGTTCTAGTCGCAGCGCAGTAAAGAGCAGGGGCCGAAGCCCCTGCGCCAGACAGTCAGTCGAAGACGATTGCTTCCTTCCTGAACTCGCTCCAGCTATCGGTGACCACGCATTGACCCTCGTGGCAGAACTTCTGCGTGCAGGAGTACCAGCCGCCTCCCGTCGGATAGCAGCTCGTGCTGTATGACGCCGCTTGCGCCTGAGGAACTACGCCCATCGTCGCGCCAAGCCCGGTAGCGGCAGCGATACAACCAAACAGGACACTGTGGATCTTCATGATCACTCCTATTGGTAATGGCAAATGGATGCTCAGCGACGCTGAGCATGAAGAAACTGTCAGTCAAGAACGTTGCCGGCAATAGGAAAAGTCTGAATCGACCGTAGGGATATCCCTGGCCGATAAGGCGCGCAGCTCTCAAGAGGTAATGCAATGGATGGACGAATTGATCGCCTGCTTGCTCTGGCCGAACAGCAGCACGCCGCCATCGTGGAGCAGGGACGGCATATCGCCGAACTCGCGATGCACGTCGGACTGCTGGTGCAGGCTGTCGCGCAGCTGCTGGGTGAGGAGGCCGGCGCACCTGTGCACGACGAAGATGCCGAGTCCGAGCGAGTCGACTTGGACGGGAAGCCCTACTGATGGCGCGCCTTCGCACGGTCCCTCCGCGCGTCGGCGGGATATCTCCACGGCTCAAGAGTGTGACGCCAGGAAGCTGGCGTGGCACGGAGACGAGTAGCACCAAGCGTGGCTACGGATACCGGTGGCAAAAATATCGAGCGCGCTTTCTTGAGGCGCATCCACTGTGCGTGATGTGTGGGGCGCTGGGCCTGGTAGTGGCGGCGTCGGTCGTAGATCACATCACGCCACATCGGGGTGATCACCGCCTGTTCTGGAATCCGAAGAACCATCAGCCGCTCTGCAAGCCCTGCCACGACGGCGCCAAGCAGAGGCTTGAGCGCACCATTTCGTGAGCGTGAAACCAACCTGACCACGAGGCAGTCGGCCAGTGTTCCACGAACTCGCGGCGCCAGCGTACGGAGGGGGTGTCAAAAGTATGGAACCGATTCGGACCTAGACCGCGCACCCTCCCACGCACGGAAAAAATTCCCCTCAGGAAAGGAAATCAGCAAATGGCAGGCGTCAAAGGCAAGAGCGGCGGCCCGCGCAAGAATGCAGGCGGCGCAAGGCCTGGCGCCGGTCGAAAGCCTAAGCAACCGGTCCCGGTTCCCGCGAAGAAATCAGCAAATACCAAGGTCTCGGCGGTGAAGGTCTCTCTGGAAGCCCAACCCGGCGGTGGCGCCCTAAAGCGCACCAAGTCGGTGCCGGTTGAGCAGGAGGACAAGGACATGCTGACCCTTCTCCAGGACATTGCGCTGGGCCGCGTGGCCGCAACTGCACTGCAGGTGAAAGCGGCCTCGGCGGCGTTGCCCTACACCCATGCCAAGAAGGGCGAGGGCGGCAAGAAGGAGGAGCGGCAACAGAAAGCCCAGGCCGTGGCCGGTCGCTTCGCCCCTTCCGCTCCGCCCCGCCCTCGGATGAACTGAGATGGGAATCGCCTACACAACGGCCTGCCTGGACTGGGTGGATCGCTTGCGTGCGGGAAAGAGCATCATCCCGCCGCCGATCTACCCGAGTCAGGCGGAAGAGGCACTGCAGGTCTTCAAGCAACTACGGATCGTTGATGCACCAGGTAGCCCGACCTTCGGGGAGGCCTGCGAGCCATGGGTATTCGACTTTGTAGCGGCCATCTTTGGCGCCTACGACGCGGAGACCGGTCGTAGGCTGATTCGCGAGGTGCTGATGCTGATCCCGAAGAAGAACAGCAAGTCCACGCTGGCGGCCGGGATCATGGTGACTGCCCTGATCCTGAACTGGCGTGTGTCAGCGGAGATGATCATCCTGGCGCCGACTGTGGAAATCGCCAACAACGCGTTCGCGCCGGCCCGGGACATGATCAAGGTCGATGACGACCTGTCCGAGCTGTTCCACGTGCAGGACCATGTACGCACCATCACCCATCGGACGATGGGGGCCACCTTGAAGGTGGTCGCGGCCGATAGCGAAACAGTCGGCGGCAAGAAGGCCAGCTGGGTACTGATCGATGAGGAGTGGCTGTTCGGCAAGCGCCCCAATGCCGAGGCGATGTTCCGCGAAGCGGTCGGCGGCCTGGCTTCGCGCCCGGAAGGGATTGTCATCAAGCTGACGACCCAATCCGATGAGCCTCCGGCTGGCGTGTTCAAGCAGGACCTGCAGCGCATGCGGGACGTGCGTGATGGCAAGATCGTGGACCCTCAGTCGTTGCCGGTGCTCTATGAGCACCCGCCTGAGATGGTTGCCGCTGGCGATCACCTGAAGCTGGAGAACATGCCGCTGGTCAATCCCAACTTCGGGGTGTCGGTGGACTCGGAGTTCCTGAGACGAGAATACGAGAAGGCTGAGCAGGCAGGCGAGCAGTCGCTACGGGGCTTTCTGGCCAAACATGCGAATGTCGAAGTCGGGCTCAATTTGCGCTCGGATCGCTGGGCCGGCGCGGACTTCTGGGAACAGCAAGCCCGTCCGGAGCTTGTGGCGACGCTAGACGATTTGCTGCGGCGTTGCGAGGTGATCACCACCGGGATCGATGGTGGCGGGCTGGACGATCTGCTGGGCTTGGCAGCTGTAGGGCGTGAACGGGAGACACGCAAGTGGCTGGCCTGGGTTCACGCCTGGGCGCACGAGATCGTGCTGGAGCGGCGCAAGGATATCGTCACCAAGCTTCGCGAGTTCGAGCGGGTAGGTGACCTCACCATCGTCAAGCTGCCTGGGCAGGACGTCGATCAGGTGGCCGATGCCATCTGCCGGATCAAGCAGGCGGGACTGATGCCTGAAGAGAACGGCATCGGGGTGGATCCGGCGGGGATCGGGGCGATTGTTGATGAGCTGACCACCGAGGATCGAGGCATAGATCTCAAGCAGATCGTGGCCGTCTCCCAGGGCTGGAAGCTCAATGGCGCTATCAAGACGACAGAACGCGCATTGGCCGGTGGCGACCTGGTCCATGCCGGGCAACCGCTGATGGCGTGGTCGGTAGGCAATGCGAAGGTGGTTCCAGCCGGAAACGCCATCACGATCACCAAGCAGGTCAGCGGAACGGCAAAGATCGATCCGCTGATGGCGCTGTTCAACGCGGTTTCGTTGATGGCACTCAACCCCACTGCTCGCGGCACCTCCGTTTACGAGAGTCGCGGCATCCGATTCCTATAAGGAACCTCATGTCTCGTTTCAATGCCGAAGATCTGGCGTCCCTGGACCGGTACTGGAACCCTCCGCCGGTCCTCGATTCGCCTCCGCCACAAGCTGCGCGGGCCCAAGCTGGCCAGTTCACTGGAATGGACGACCCGGCACTATTGGAGTTCATCCGATCGCAAGGTGGGCACGGCGGCGGTGGCTACCAGCTGCGCAACATGGCAGTGCTCCGCTGCCTGTCTCTGATCTGCGGAACCATCGGCATGCTGCCGCTGAACCTGGTTGAGTCGGGTGGGAAGAAGCGGATAGCGATTGAGCATCCTGCGCATCGCTTGCTGAAGATAAAGCCAAATCCATGGCAGACCCCGCTGGAGTTCAAGCGGCAGATGGAGCTGGCCCGGCAGCGGCACGGGGATGCCTACGCGCGGATCGTGTGGTCTGCCGGTCGGCCAATCCACCTGATTCCGCTGGATTCCCTGGCGGTGCGGGCTGAGCTTGGCGACGACTGGCGGATGATCTATCGGTTCAACAGCAAGAAGCGTGGCGAGGTCATCCTCAAGCAGGGGGAAGTGCTGCACATCCGCGATTTGTCCGTGGACGGCGTGACCAGCCTGTCCAGGATGAAGCTGGCAGATCGGGCTATCCGGCTGGCGCTGGATGCGGAACAGGCAGCGAGTCGGATCTTTGAGACCGGCAACATGGCTGGTGGCGCCATCGAAGTTCCGCAGGCGTTGAGTGACATGGCTTATGGCCGGATGCGCGGGTCTCTGGACACTGAGTACGCCGGAGCAACAGCAGCGCAGAAATGGATGCTTCTGGAAGAAGGGGCCAAGGCCAACAAATTCGGAAGCACCGCCCAGGAAGCCCAGCACGTCGAGAACCGCAGCGCACAGGTGGAGGAGGTGGCCAGGCTCTATGGCGTGCCGCGACCGCTTCTGTTCCTGAGCGATACCAGCTGGGGCACCGGCATCGAGCAGTTGGGAATTTTCTTCCTGCAGTACACGATGCTGGAGCACTTCACCAACTGGGAACAAGCGGTCGCGCGATCGCTGATCGACGAGCGGGACCTGGAGCGCTTCCAACCGAAGTTCAACGTGCGGGCGCTGATGCGCGGCACGCTCAAGGATCAGGCGGACTTCTTCAAGGCCGCTCTCGGTTCCGGCGGTACGGCGCCTTTCCACACGCAGAACGAGGTCCGCGACCTGCTGGATTATCCGGAATCGGATCAGCCCGGGGCCAATGACCTGATCAACCCCATGACACAGAAGGGAAAGAGCAATGAGCCTCCGGCAGCTGCCTGAAATCCGTGCCGAGCGACGGCTCGGCGCCGCCCAGTTCGACATGCGCCCCGACGCTCTTGAACGCTGGGAGCCCGAAGTCCGCGCCGCTGGCAACGACGCGAACAGCATCTCGATCTATGACTCCATCGGCGAAAACTGGGAGGGAACCGGCGTCACCGCCAAGCGCATCAGCGCCGCCCTTCGCGCGATCGGCGATAAAGACGTGGTGGTGAACATCAACTCGCCCGGTGGCGACTTCTTCGAAGGTGTCGCTATCTACAACCTGCTGCGCGAGCACCAGGGCAGAGTGACCGTCCAGGTCATGGGCCTGGCCGCGTCGGCGGCGTCGGTGATCGCGATGGCCGGTGACGAGATCCTGATGGGAGACGGATCGTTCCTGATGATCCACAACGCTTGGGCGGTGGCCATCGGCAATCGGCACGACATGGCCGACGCGGCAAAGCTGCTGGAGCCCTTCGACACGGCCATGGCCAAGGTCTACGCGGCCCGCTCGGGCGTCACCGAGGCCGAGGCGGCCCGGATGATGGACGAAGAGACCTGGATCGGCGCCTCCCAGGCGGTGGAGGACGGCTTCGCCGATGGCCTGCTGGACGGAGCTGCCGCCACCAAGGATGCCAAGCAGGCATCGGGTGGGCGCAAGGCTCTGGCCTTGGTCGAGGCGGCGATGGCCAAGGCAGGCCACTCCCGCTCCATACGACGCGACACCCTGAAATCGCTGTTCAACGGCAAGCCGAGCGCTGCCGGGTCCGCTACGCCGAGCGCTGGCGGCAACGAAACCTCGGCCCTGCTGCAGGGCCTTCTCGACAACATCAAAGCCTAAGAGGCCAACACATGACCAAGATGACCCACGGCCGCGTCCCGCGCGGCCTCGTTTCCGTGCGCGCCGATGGCGGCAGCCAGCCCGACGTGAAGGCGCTGGTGGAATCGCTGAACAAGGCGTTTGCCGAGTTCAAGGCCGAGCACACCAAGCAGTTGGAAGAGATCAAGAAGGGCAGCGCCGATGCACTGCAGGCCCTGAAGGTCGACAACATCAACGCCGATATCACCCGGTTGCAGGCCGCGGTCGACCAGGCCAACACCCAGATGGCCGCGTTCCAGATGGGCGGCGGCAGCGCCGGCAGCGGTGTGGCCGATGCCGAGTACACCGAGTCGTTCCGTGCTCATTTCCGCAGAGGTGAAGTGCAGGCCGCTCTGAACAAGGGCGCTGACAACGAGGGCGGCTATCTGGCCCCGGTCGAATGGGATCGCACCATCACCGACCGCTTGGTCATTCTGTCGGACATGCGCCAGCTGGCAACGGTCCAGCCGTGCTCGGGTGCCGGCCTGACCAAGCTTTTCAACATGGGTGGCACCGCATCGGGCTGGGTGGGTGAAGCTTCTCCGCGTCCGCAGACCGGTACTGCACAATTCGCGGCGCTCGGCTTCGGCTGGGGCGAGATCTATGCCAACCCGGCCGCCACCCAGCAACTGCTGGATGACGCCGAGATCGACCTGGAGGCATGGCTGGCTGGCGAGGTGGAAACCGAGTTCGCCAAGCAGGAAGGCACCGCGTTCTGGTCCGGAGATGGTTCCAACAAGCCCTTCGGCATCCTGACCTACGTGGAAGGGGGCGCGAACGCAGCCAAGCATCCGTTCGGTGCCATCAAGGCTGTGAACAGCGGACTGGCGGCCGGCATCAACGGCGACAGCATCTTGGACCTGGTCTATGACCTGCCGTCGGCATTCACTGCCGGCGCCAAGTTCTCGATGAACCGCAAGACCCAGGGGGTCGTGCGCAAGCTGAAGGATGCGCAGGGCAACTACCTGTGGCAGCCGTCGCTGGTGGCAGGTCAGCCGTCGACCTTGGCGGGCTTCGCGCTGCAGGACGTGGCTGCGGTTCCGGACGTGGCCGCAAATGCGATCGCGATGCTGTTCGGTGACTTCAAGCAGACCTACACGGTGTACGACCGCAAGGGCGTGCGCGTGCTGCGCGACCCGTACACCAACAAGCCCTACGTGATGTTCTACACCACCAAGCGTGTGGGCGGCGGTGTGCACAATCCGGAGCCGATGCGCGCCCTCAAAATCGCGGCTTCCGCCTGATAACCCACACGTCGGGCGGCCTCATGCCGCCCGGCATCCAACCTGTGATCGAGGAGCCGCAATGGCAAAGTTCATCAAGCCCTTCCGTGGAGTGCCGGAAGGCGAGATCTATCCCGTCCAGTTCGTTGCCGGCGATGACTGCCCGCCCGAGCTGGAGGCCGGCGCAATTTCTGTCGGTGCGCTCAGCCTGATGGCCGATACACCGTCCCCGTCCCTGGTGGGATCCAGTGTTCAGCCGGAGAGCTTCGAGCTTTCCGACGGCAGTGTCCTGTCGTTGGGCGACGTGGTTGGCCGCGCACACGCAGCCTCGGGGTTGTCGGTGGATGACTGGAATGCGCCCGAGGACAGCGCACGCGAGGCGCTGATCGCCGAAACCGTCGACAAGCTGTCCGGCGATGACGATCAAGGCCAGGTCGCTGCTGGCGACAAGCCCGCCTTGATTGCGCAGCTGGAAGCCGCTGGCATCCCATTCGACAAGCGCTGGGGCGCGGAGAAGCTGGCCGCCGCACTGGCTGAAGGGAAGAAGGACTGATATGCCCATCGTCTCACTCGCACAAGCCCGCTCGCATGTGCGGGTTGAGGCGGACTACCCCGAGGAGCAGCTGCAGGAAGCTATTGCCGGCGCGCAGGATGCTGCACAGGCATACCTCAATCGACGGATCTACCAAGACGTCGCCGCGCTGGCTCTGGCAAGGAGCAGCTATCCAGCTGCAATGAAGGCCGCTGCGCTTGCAAAAAGCCAGGCGCTGGCAGACGCGGCGTTTATTGCGGATGCGGACGAGCGCACTGCCGCGATACGGCTGGCGGTTGTTGCCCATCGCGAGGCGACAGCAGAGGCGGAGGCCTGCATCCACGGCGTTGTTGCGAATCCCAGTATCTTCTCTGCCATCCTGCTGACGCTCGGTCATCTCTACGCGAACCGCACGGACGTGATTGTGGGGGCTCAGGCGGTAGAGCTTCCCAACGGCGCCAAGAGCCTTCTGCGTCCATACCGAAGGGTGATGATGCCATGACGCTTCTAGATGGCGACCTGCAGAACCGTATCCGCTTCGAGCGCAAAACAGATGGGCGCGACCCCCTGGGCGGCCCAGGTAAGCCGGTGTGGGTCGAGGTTGTGAGCGTGTGGGCCAAGACCACCAACAATCTAGCGGCAACGACGGAAGCGGTCGCCGCCGGTGCCGAACGATACCGGGAGCAGGTTCGGTTCGATATCCGCCCACGTGACGTTGATCCACAGTGGCGAATCGTGTTTCGTGGCCGCGCCTTCGATATCAAGAGCATCGCACCCAGCAACGACCGTAGCGAGATCGCGATCATCGCCGTAGCGGGGTTGAGCAATGGCTGAGCAAGTGTCAATTCAGGGGCTGGATGGCCTGTTGCGCTCGCTGCGGGAGGCCCCCAAGGCCATCCAAGGGAGGGCGGTGCAGGCCGGCATGCGCAAGGGCGGCAATGTCATCCGGGACGATGCCAGGCGCCGCGCACCGAAAGCATCGGGGTTCATGGCCTCGCAGATCGTGACGCGCAGGGCCAACGCCAAGGGCCGACAGCGCGCAGGTGTAGGCCAAGGCGGCGAGTACTTCACCGTAGGCGTTAAGACGGGACGCCGGCGCAAGTACGCCAACACCAAGCGCAATCAACGGCGTGGGCGCACCGGTAAATCCTATGTCGATAGAGGCTGGGCCTACTACTGGCGGTTCGTCGAGTTCGGCACCAAGAACATGCGGGCGTCCCCGTTCCTCACGCCAGCAGGCGAGGCCAAGGGACCGGAAGCGGCTCAAGTGGTCATCGATGAAACCTGGGCGGCGCTCGACAAGCAGCTGAAAAAGGATGGCTGGCGATGATGGTCCCTTTGATCCAATCCCTCCTGGAAAACGAGGCAACCGTCCGGCAGGTGCTCGGCGACCCTGTCCGTCTGTTCCTGGGTAGTGCGCCTCAGAACACGCCACTCCCTTACGCGACGTGGGAGGTGGTCAACGGCTCGCCAACGGCGATGCTGTCCGAACCGTCGCCGGCTGACGGCTGGCGGATCCGAATGACCGTATGGGGCGAGGTCCTCAGCCAAGCCAACGCCGTTGGCGTCGCTATCCGCGACGTGGTGGAGCGCGTGGGCAGCATCGAGTCGTACAACCCGACGCCCGACAGCGACGGCACGGATGCGATAGGCATTTCATTCGACGTGCGGCTCCTGCAGCTGCGCTGATCCACACAACGGCAACCCACCGGCCCCGCAAGGGGCCTTTTTCATGCCCGGCGACGGGCACAACGCAAGGAAACCCCTATGGGACAGGTAATCAAGTCGAAGCACTCCCAGCTGTTCGTCGCCACCGGTGCGGCCGAGGTCACCAAGGTGACCCGTCTGCGCTCGGTCGGCTTCCCCGATGGCCAGGCGTCGGAGATCGATATCTCTGATTACGACGACGACTGGGATCGGTTCGTGGCCGGCCGCAAGCAGACCGGCAGCACCAGCATCGAGATCATCTACGACAGCGAAGATCACGAGAAGCTGGAAGATCTCCACAAGACCGGCGCTGTAGTGAACTGGCTGGTGACCGCGCCGAAGTCGGAAACCGAAGGAGCGGCGAAGCCGGCCGCAGTCGACGGGAAGATCACCCCGCCCACTGACGTGCTGTCCAAGCAGTTCGACGGCTTCGTGCAGAACTTCGCGGTGACCAGCCAGGACAATGACGTCTGGAAGGCGACGATCACCATCCGCGGCTCCGGCGCAGTCACTACCCACCGGCCTTCGGTGGGCGGCTGACCGTCGCAACGGCTCTCTCTCTCGGCCCGCTTTGGCGGGCCATCTCTCTGACAGGGCGCGCGAAACCTCCGCGTGTTAGCCGTGCGCGGCCCGCGCGCCCTGTCGCCATTCAAGGAAACGGCCAATGAGCAAGAGCAACGAAACCCCGGAAACCCAGCCGCAGCAGCCCGTGAGCATCCTGCAGTCGTTCACCGACCTGGGCATGTTCGCGTCCAAGGACGTGCATGCCGACACGATCACTCTGCCGAACGGCGACAAGGCGCGCTTCCATGTGCGCGAGCTGCCGGATGCTGAGTTCCGCAAGCTGTGGGGTGAGGGCGATCGCGCAAAGCTGATCGCGGCCACCATCTGCGACGAGGACGGAAAGCCGGTCATGAACGTGACGCAGGCCGCCCAGCTCAAGCCGCTGGTGGCCGCTGAGCTGCAGCGGGTGGCAATGAAGCACTCCGGGTTCGGCGACGACGCCGCCCAGGCGCAGGCCGACGCGGGAAACGGCTAAGGCAGCGCGGCGAAGACTGGTTCTGGAAGGTCCTCGCCGGTCACCTGCACCGGACGGTGTCGGACTTGCGGGCCACCATGTCGCGCCGCGAGTTCCTGGAATGGTGGGAGTTCCACAAGCGGAACCCCATCGACCCCGTGAGCCTGCACATCAAGCCCGCTGCCTTCGCCGCGTATATCACCGCCTCGCATAGCCAGGGCGGGACAAAGCGCTCCTTTCAGCACTACCTCGACGCTCTCGTGCCACGGTCCGATGAGGACGAGGCGCAGGACTGGTTCGATGGACTGGGATGACCATGACCGACACTTTCGGGCGGTTCGCCGCCACGCCCATTGGCCCGGTACTCGCTGCGCGAGATGGCGGGCTTACCCTGGCCACCACCGGCGCCACCACGCTGGCCAGCCACGCGCGCTCCGACTTCGGTCTT